GGTCACATAGATAGTGTGGCAGCAACTTTTGAGGCTCAAAGTAAATTCTTCGACTATACTCATTTTAGGGGTACAAACCCAAATGATGAGTTTCGTAAGCCGATAGAAGATCATATGAACCGTTTGAATTCAACAAAGACTGAAGCGGCCCCGAAGAGTGCTACATCTCCGAGTTCTGATCCAGATGAACCGGAGTTGAAGCCAAATTTGTATGGCTCGTTAGTGGTTTCTAATCCAAAGTATGTTTTAGGTTCAGGTAATCAAACAACTGGAACAAGGGATTGGAGTGTTCTCGATTTGATGCGTCTTCCGACGCTAGTTAATCGAGGGATACTAGACAATTCAACAGCACCCACTTTTTTAGTGATTGCTGATCCAGGAGCGAGATATTCCCGCATCTCATATATGTCACAAATGTATAGGATGTGGAGAGGAACCTTTAACTACACCTTGATAATTTTTTCTTCCCCGTTTGTGTCAGCGCGATGTAACGTAGTGCTGACGTATCCGGGGGACCTACTGCCATTGGTTTTGACGGTTGGAAATAAAGTTATACAGGATGTCACTATACGGGGCACAACACGTGTGGATTTTCAAGTCCCATATTTGTACCCAACTCAGTGGCAGCCCACTCGTTGGCAGTCAACAACGACCTACTCTCAGGCGCCGACCGTGAATGTTTTCATGGTGTCCCCGCCAGAGGGTAATGGTGATGTTGAACCAACTTTGCCTTTTCTTTTGTATGAGTCAGCTCATACAGATTTTAGGTTTAGTAGCTTAGTGAACCCGTATCCTACGCGTTTGCCGGATTCTTTTACTGCTCAGATGAAAGTTATGGAGTTGCACTCCGATGAGAAGTTGTTCTCAGGAGTGGCTAGCTCGTTACCTTTCCCTGATGATAGTGAAATGAGGATCTCACAGCTTTTGACCCGATGGAGTTGGAACTACAATGACATTCCGTCATTTCAAGCTCCAACTGAAGCAACGGATACTTCTAGTGGAGGCGTATTTATTACGCTCGCTAGAATATTCGGTTTCTATTCGGGACAGATAAAGCATAAGTTCTTAGTTGTTCCATTTGACCCAACGACAAATGATCCGTTTAATGAAGTACAAGTGAAGATGATAAGTTACATCGGCTTTATTACTGAACCTAACGGAGTGCCTGGAAAGCAGAAAGTTGAAGATGGTTTAGTCATCGTTTCCCAGCAGATAACACAAGTTATTGAGGCTGTTGTTCCGTTTTTGAACACAGGGGAGTTTTTACCCTGTGGGCGAGTGGATCAATTTGCTGATTTTGATTTTGCTGGGCAACGGATGGTTTGGCTGCCTCAGATTTTTAATGATTACAGCACAATTTCCCCGTCATTTGATATGGTGTCTGGAGGATCGGATTTTAGTTTTTATTATCCGATACCGCCTCGCCCTTATAGCTTATGGCCAAGCGCAGGCTACCAACCGAGTAGTCCTGAGCAATTTAAAAAGTCTCTAAATTTTACCGAGACTATTTCCCTAACAGAGTCCTCGCAAGAGAGCTTTGAGAAGGTTTAAGAAGTAGCCG